TAGATCTTGTAACGGATCCTGTTTGTCATGATAAGTCCGTATGGGTCCACCTTCAGGGTGGTCGATGCCAACCTCCTCCCAACCAGGAACCCGCGCATGTTGCCGAAGAGAGCAAAACACGCACTCGCTGCGGTTGTAGGCATCTTGATCACCTCTTGGACCGGATACCCAAACAGCTTTCCTGCTCCAGCCAATGTGTTCGTGTTGCCTGTGGTGTCCACAAAGATTGGCCTTCCCTGATCATCCCTGAGCATTCTGACCCAGTGAAGTCCCGTACCGTGGAGATAGAACTTCGCTCCGATCTTTCTCAGACCATCCAGAGCCATGATGGCCTCGGAAATGTCCGGCAGGGTGATAGCCGAGAAGTTTGTGGAAGTGCTGTCGAAGACGACACTGTAACCAGCAGCAACGATGACTCCGGAATGGGAGCCGTAGGCCGAGCTTCCATCTCCGTTGAATCCCGCATCATCCAGTTCCAATGCCGCAGCCTCAGCCATGGACTCAGTGAGCCAGGACACGATGTCCGAACGGGCGTCCATCAGCACATCCTCTTTGGCTGTACTGTAGGAGTTCAGCTCTTCCGTATCAAGCTCGACTTCGTCTGCCGTCGGGTCGCCAGCAGGTACCGCATCACCCCAGTACACACCAGCCCCAGCGGTTTCAGATGGATAGGATTGCTTGTCGCTGATCATGTCAACAACACGCGCATCCTGGAGCATGACGCTCCGTTCCCTGGCATAGGCCAGGATCTCTGCCTCAACAATGTCCGGAACTGGGAAGTCTGTGGTTGCCAAACCCACATCCTTCCGCATACGCAAGGCTTCGATCACGGGATCCTTGGAGGGCCACTCAGTCCACAGAGCTTGCTTTGCCCTCATGTCTCCGATGACAGTTGCCTTCACCATCGTGATATACCACTTCGCCAATTCCACGCGGGTGGCATCATCGATGGTGTGTGTCGGATGAACAAACTTGTCCATCAGCCTTTGCCCTTGCTTCTCCATGTCATAAGGTGCATAGGCTGCCTTGATCTCCTCTTCCGTCATGTTCTCCGGATCGGGCAGAGTAAAGGAACCACGTTTCTGTGCTTCGAGAAACGCCGCCATGGCCTGTTCATTCTTTTCCGCTTTCTCCTTCACCGCATCCACAGACCCACCAATCTCTCGAATGAGACCGGTCAACTCTTTGATGGGATTGTCGTCGGTGTGGACCGCAGCAGACTTCACTTCAGCCACAACCTCGTTCCCATCCTTGTCAAAATAGGTCTTTCCGTCCTCGGGATTGGTCACCAGAACGTAACGACCGTCCTCCAGCTTTTCAAAGTACATCGGTATTTCTCCTTTTGTGTCTCTTCTTTGTGCTCTGCTACTTGATTTCTCCCAGCTTGTTCAATAACGCTCTGAGAGCTTTCGTTGCTTCCCTGATGTCTTGCTCGTTCAGACCCGAACGAGATTTGAGGTTATTGGATTTGTTCGTGTCCTGGCTCTCTTCCTTAGGAGTAGCAGACACTGACTGTTTTGATTCCTTCTTCTTGTCCCAGATCTCTTCCCATTTTCTGGAGTCAACCCTTTCTTGGAGCTTCTGGTCGATAATCTCGACAGCATCCTCGATAGCAACAACCACGGGTTGACTGCTCACTCCCTTTTCGTCTTCCATTTCTGCAACAAGATCAGAAAGAAGTTTGTTGTTTTCAACCACATACTGATGGAATGTCATCAACTGAGGAGGAGTTTCTTTCATCCTTTCATAATACTCACAGAGAAAGAGATAGGCATACTGACGATCCCGATCAGGGATGTCCACACCATTGAAAGCCCCATTCAGCTCCGACATACAACGTTCGATCATCTCCTGACAGGCGACAACCTTCTCTCCAGATTTGTCCAGAGAGGCAAATTGCAACAGCTTACTGTTCTCACTGTCTCCTCCATCAGACCACACAAAACAATCTGGAGGCAGGGGAACATCTGCCATCTTGTCCTTGTCCCTGAGATCATCAATCTTCTCGACAATCTCCAAATCACTTTTGCCCACAATCCTTTTCTTCACTTCGAGATGTTCTTCCCTGTAAGCCCTGAGGATATCCAAACCACCGATAGCCTCAATGGCTCTGTACAGCTCTTGGAGAATCTCCAGAGAAGGCATTGTTGATTCATCGATGCTTGCATTCCCTGCAGGTTCGAATGTGCCATCACGAGCACGACACACAGAACGGGCAGAGGCCACAGTCCATGTGTCTTTCTTAAATCGCAGAGCCTGGATCTTTGCCTTCCCATCCTTGATTCCGTAGATCACATCGATGCATTTGTCATTCTGTTTCTGAGCACAATCCACTCTACGATAACTATCAAACCCTCGGGGTTCGAGTAATCGACAGGAGTGCTCATTTGGATAGGGTCTTTCCTCTATCTCGTTGAAATCCTTCCCCTCGGGTAAATCCTCCACCGGAATCGAGGCATCTTCCTCCTCCTCCTTTCCTCGCCCAGGACCGGGACGTTCCTCCCTCCTCATTTCTCCACCACACTTGGGGCAAGTGATCTCTGTGCAGTGTTTCGACGTCTTCACCTTATGACCGCAATCCAAACACGTACAAAGCACCTTCACTTCTCCCGAATCCCCTTCCTCCTCCTCTTCCTCGAGCTTACAGAGGTCCTCAGAAGAAGAAGGAGGAGGAGGCACCTGTACCTGGGCCTCCCTCTCCTCATCCTCCACTTCCAAACTCTTTGCAAAATTGTAAATCTCCTCTTCAATATCAGCTGCATTTGGTGGCCTTTCATTCTCCACCATCAGTTGCAAGAGAAGATCCTTCTGCCGAGTATCAAATCCTCCATACTCCTTTATAGAGTTCTGCAAAGCCTCACGATTGGAAGGTACTGGTACCGCGGACAACTCCAACAACTCTTGTTTCACAAACTCCCTTCCCTGCCTGTACCACTCCGGTCTGGAATCATCACTGTCATCCTTTTCCGCTGGCAATTCATTCCACTTGATGGGCATGAACCCCACAGAGGATGCATTGATAATCCTCTCCCCAAAAAGAGCCAAAATCATGTCGGAGAACTGGTACAAACCCAAACTGGGAAACCGAATAGTGAAATCCAATCGAGAAGGATTTCTCTTCCTCGTCAGTTTGGTGGAAGCACCAATAGGGACAGACCTGTAGTCATGCCCCCAAAGAACCACAGGATTCTTCAGATAGGGCTCAAGCACCCACCCTTTCACCCGTATAATGTCCATATCCCTATCCCGGTTCTCTGTGGAGCCTGTGATAGTAAGGATTCTCTTGTCAACGTCCACGGATTTTACTGCTCCTGCCGTGTCCATCCCAAGCACATCGACACCATCCTTTTGAATAGCCTTTCCCTTATGATCCAAAATCTTGTACGCCATTGGCTTTCACTCCCTTACGTTTTCAGAGATAAATACCCTTTTTGTGGCAAGTCACCAAGGATTGCTTCCAGAAAGCCAACATCTTCCGGCTGCAATTCCTTAATAACTGTCACATCACTTTCGCCTGAGTCGGGTTGCGCACTTGTCGCCAAGTAAGGTCTGGACAAGAGATTTAGGAAAAAGTCCTTGTCCACTAGGACCGCTTGGTTCGTGAACTCGACCTCAAATGAAGGCTCCTCTGAAACGATAGAGCCTATGTGTTTGCCATCCTCGATTCGATACAATTTAAGCATAGCAGTTATTCTCCTTTCCCCACTATGGACTCTATATAAGCAACCCTCTCCTCATGCACTTTCAACATCTCTGCTGCCTTTTCTGGTCCCAACACTCTATAGAGATCAGTCCTCTCATCTCTCAAAGTCCTCCTCACTCCATTGGAATGGTATCTTTTGTAACCCTTTGGATCCCACAAACGCCATGATATCATCTCAGCAAAATCCTCAAGGTGATTTGTTTTTCCATAACTAGAAGCAAACAACATATCCCTGGAAGGCAGCTTACGACAATATCGCTTTTCCAAAGGCAATGCTTCATCGATTTTGGAAAAACCAGTCTTATAAAACTTTATCTTCTCCATCCTGGCTGCAGCACCAGACTTGTTAATCTGTTTGTAATTGATTAGATGTGCCACCTCGTGTACAAAAGTTCTAACAAACCTTTTCTGTTGTCTCATCGAAGGGGTTAAAAGTTTTGGACTCAGGTTGATCTGCCAATCATACATCTGTTGAGCATACCCATTATAGTCGCAATCGTCCCACATCTTTCCACGATATTTATCAAACCAATATACATTCTTGCATGGAGATTTTTTCAGAAAAGCGACCTGTTCATCTGTAAGACCTGCTAATTGATTGGCCATCCATTTCACTCTCCTCAGATGTTCAGCCTTTCTGGCTACTTTACTGGTTACACGATAATCACGAAGAATGATAGACTCAACCCCCAATTCATTCACGCCAAAATCTATACCTAGTCTCTTCCTCACAAAGATCTTAGTATGCTTCAACACTTGATTCGGAAGTTCTGCCTTTTCCACAGACTCCAGAAAGTCCTGAACCAGGTTCTCTTCCACCGACCCCAACTCCTCCGCTACTGTTGCTGCCGACGAAGGACTTAAAAAGGCAGGGTGGCTTTCGATCACAGGCACTTCCGTACATCGGCAGTTGATCACTTCCCCCGCAGGGCCGGAAGGATCCCCTGGGAAGCTTACTTCACCTCCAGCCAAAAGCCATTTCTCATTCACCCCAATTTTCTCGTTATTCATCTTATCATGAGAATCCCGTACCCGCTCGTCCATCGCCGTGAACCATTGCTTTTCCGTGAATCCGCTTTTCTCCAGGGCATGACTCCGTCCCTTATTCAACGCTCCAAAAGTCTCTGTCCTTGCTATGGTCTTGGCTCTGGAAGTAGCCATACGGAACTCGTTTTTGATCCGATCAGCCAATTGATCAAGGCTCTCTCCACCAGAAAAGCCTTCAGCAATTTGATTGCGTATCCTTCTAACTACTGTTTCGTTTATTCCAGTAATTCCCCCAATCCGGCTTCCAATATATCCAATGATCTCCGGATCAGCCGTCATTTCAAAATCAATATCCACCTTGAACATTTCAGACACATTGCCTTTGAAATCCATACCCATCACTGCCCGCACTTCTTCCAACTCCTCTTCAGCCTCTTCTAACAAATCATTGACAGTCTGCATACCTATCCGTATGGCTTCGCTATACAACCTGGCAGTCCATCTCTGCAAATTCATTCTCTCTTCGTCAAATGTCTCGTTTATCAGACCCTGAACATTGCTGTCTTTAAGCAGATGACGAAGAGCTCGTTTTCTCATATCATAGAAATTGCGTTGCACCTTCTTACGGAAATTGTCTTCAATAGAAAAGGACTTGGACACTATGGTCTTCCACATAATTTCATATTTACTCTGCTGCTGTTGCTGAACCAAAGGAACACTGTTATCCTTCTTTCCTCCCGACCCCACCACACTTCCAACCGTATACACATCCTCCTCCACAGGAGGTTCAGGAGCCGATGGGGTGGGTGGTTTATCCGGTTTGTTATCATCATCATCATCGTCATCCACTGTTGGTGGGGTTGGGGATCTTGGTTCTGCATCAAATATGGGAACCATAGAAGATTGTGTCCACCAAACATCACCCCAGGATACCTCGTCAAAGCCCAATTCCAATTTCTGATTGATAGCATTGATAGGTAAACCCATCTGCCAGAGCTTATGCGCAGAATCAACCTTCTCTGTGAAATCTTCCTTCAAAGCGGAAACATTGGACGTATCAAAAGCACAATAGAGCCGGCGTCGTGGTGATTGTTGTGCTCTTGAAGAAGAATCACCAGGGATTTTCTTAGGTGCTATGAAAGTATGATTCAAACCATCAGCAATCATTGACATGATAGGTCCATTGGTATCTTCCCACCAACTTTTCTTCTGCTCCTTGGCCGTAGCCAGGTTTACATCTTCCAACACCGAAAGTACAGCCTTTTTCATGCCCAGGGCCTGCATCACCCTTTCCCCTGCATTCTTTGTCAAATTCATAAAGTCCATATCCTTATGAGTAGAGGCCATCGCCTGATACTCCAAACCTTTCCGCAGAAAGAGCAACTTAAAGGCTCGTTTATATCCTTTGTGTGTTGTCTCGATCATTTCCCTGAACTTCTCTTCCTGAGGATCAGAAATCTTGGCATCCTTTGGGGCTCGAATGATACCAGCAGGAATGGCTGCGTTGTCGAAGAACTGTTCATTGTACACTGATGCCTTATAATCGCTTTTGATTCGTGTAGAAACTGCTTGTGTTGGAGCTTGTCCCATGATAGAATCAGAGGGACTCCAAGTGCTGTAATGGACTACCTTCTCAACTGGCACCAACACCTTTCCCTTATCAGTCCCGTGGGGCTTGTACATCCAATTGGCTAGTTGGCCTGTTTCTGGATCCTTTTTAGGTTCCATATTTCTTTTCGCTACCACGTATAGAGATGAAGGGAGGCTGCCAACATTGAACTCCAAAGGCCAGGGCACAACAAACACATCACCTTGCAGAAGATAGAAAGAAACAACGGCCGTAATGAACTTTGAATAGCTCATTAGTGGATTTGGAGAATTGATAAGCATCTGCCACGGATGATCCGTCCGTACAGGTTCAAACTCGTCCTCAGTTCCCTTTTCTTCGTACACCACCAACGGCACCTGACTTATGGCCCTGGCCGTGGTGGACACGATAGAATACACAAGATCGGATCTTGCATACGGATCCTTGAGTATATCCTCTTCAAATGTCCATTCCAGATTCCTCAAGAATGCGTGGTTCCAAGAAGACTTTTCCTCCAACATGAAATTACCAAACAGTTTCTGCGCAAATGAGGCCATAATTATTCCAACTCCTTCCTATCTTTGTAAAACTCGAGCAAGAGGCGTTCCAGCACTTTAGACATGCTTATGCCGCCCAACCAAATCAATAGGATGCCTCCTCCATAAAACCCAACAAAGAATGTTAGGATGACCAAAGAATACTCCCACCAACCATTCATCTCTTTTCAGCCTCCTCTCTCTTTCTTTTCTCATTTCGACTTACAAAGCACATATTTCCTTCCTGCCTCTCGAACATCGATCAACTCTGGACGAAGAACCCTCCTTACATATCTGACTACCCGATCGATTCGAAAGTCCCGACATGAATACACAACTATGGACAGACAAGGCTTGGATCGAGCCTCGGGCCAGGTATGCATGCTCACCTCTCCCACTCCAGCCGGAAGAGGATGTATAGAAACATGGGATTCGGCAATCAATTGGGTTGCGCTTACACCAGCCTTCTTTCGATCCTGAGACACAAACGTATGAGCACAACCCGAAGGCAAGCACTGCATCCGAATTTCCTTGACAAGTTTTCGAAGAAAGGTGCGGCACCAAGCCTCGTCGTTCGGTTCCCACGTGACATCGCATTCGGTCAGTATTAGCCACAGAACCTTTCCCTCGTTGTACTGAGGCATATTACTGGATCTCCTGTCTCTTCGCCGGTAGTCCCCAAGCCTCTATCCCTCCTTTCCCTTTCCTCTTCTCTCTCTAATAACGCTCCACAAGCCCAATGGATTCGAGCAAAGTAACACGACACTCCTTCATCTCCCCTGGAGACATCCACGGAGTATGCAAAGCAGGTCTCTTTGCTAACCACTTGATAGGGTCCCTCTCCTTTATCCATCCTTCGGCCTCTGCCCTTTCAGCCAACTCAGAACCATTCCATGGCATGGCATAATTGATCTGTACATGATCAGACCAAGGCTCTAACTCTTGCATCAAAGGCAAAGTACCACTCCATACGTCTTCCTGAGTCTCCTCCAAATTCCCCAACATCCAAAGAGTATATGTCTCTATGCCCGCTTCCTTAAAGACACGTACCGTATGATATATATCGTCTGGTGTAATTCCCTTATTAGAAGCATCAAGAACTTTCTGTGAACCAGATTCACATCCTATAAAAACACAGTGAAATCCTGCTCTGGACATCTTCTCCACCAAATCCCTTGTCACCACACGCTTGTTGCATCGAACCTGAGTCTTAAAAATCAATTTGATCCCCAAATGAAGAATCAAATCCAATATCTCGTGCAACCACGCATTCTGCTTCATTGACAAACCAACCAGTTCATCATCATAAACAAAAATGGATTTCACCCCGTAGTGTCTAACCAAAAACTGCAACTCCTCAACGATATCCTCTGGATCACGAAACTTCATTGGTCTGTTCTTAAATAC